ATAACTCACAAATACACGCCATAAACTTGCGTGTTATTTTTAACTTTTCGTTGATTGTCAATTTTATATGATGGGCAAATAGTAATAAGATTGCCTTTTATGGATATTCATTTTTCAATATCTAAACACGCAAAAGGTGTAGAAATATTTGGTTTGTATAAGTCTTAACCCTACCATTGAATCAAAACTACAATAACCAACACAAGAAACACCACTAAAAATATTAGTGCATTTCTAAACCATTTATCGGGGTTATTTGATGATTGCAAAGTCATTTTTTAAGCCTTTTTAACTCGGTAATATCTTCTTTAATCCCTTCTAATTTAATAGCAACTTGTTCTTTAAATGCGTGTAATTCGGCCTTGGTACTTTCGGAATCATCAATCTTCTTTAACGTGTTTTTTATCACACTCCCAATCCATCCAATACATGCTGTTATAATAGCCCCTAACCATCCAACCTTAATTTCGTGCCAATAGTATTGCGGGTTATCTGCCATGATGCGTGAATTTTTTGTAGTTCCGATTGTAAACATCCTCTTTGAATTCATGTAATGACTTAACGCAATCAAATCTGTGTTTAAATATTTTCTTTATGAATAGTGCATGTAGCGACATTAAGCAAGTGGGGAATTTGTCAGAGTATGAAAGCAAAGTTACAATTATTCCACAAATCATTATAACTGATTGAAAAACAATATTGTAAGTAGTTTCATTTTTTACTACCATGACATCAATTGCAAGGGCTAATTCGGCAAAGCTTGCCCACTTTGATATTCTACAGAAGTGGAAAAAGTTAGTATAGCATACAAGAAACACTGCAAAGAAAAAATTGGTACCAAACATGGCGTTTAGGTAGTACAATATTTCAGGATTGTCTAAGCCTAGCAATAAAGCTACATTGATTAAAAACTGAATACATACCAACACAAAAGGGAAGTATGCCATGTATATTTTGCCCCAAATTCTCATTGACATAAACATTATTTTTTTGGACCGCTTGTACCTACACTTCCTGCTCTTATTTCTTCATAGCTTGGATAATTATTGCCTAAGCCTAATTCAGCATATTTATCGCACCAATAATGGTAATATTCGTATGGCAGTTCTTCCAAATCTCCTAAATCATCAAGGCTCAAACAATTTTGTATTAATTCAATCCAGCTTATTTCTTCATCGCTTAATGGTTCGATCCCATTAGTAAAGAAATTCTTTGTTAGATACGGCAAAATTCCCAATGAAATAGTTTGTTTAACCAATACCATTAAATCAATGTCAATAGCCCAAACATCGCTATTAAGCCATTCCATGACAGCGGGCAATAGTATTGAGTACATTGCACCTAATACGGCTATAATTAAGCCATTTAAAGCATCCCGCCCATTAAGCATAAGAAATTTTGATTGTTTCATCTTAAATATTGAATTTTGTGTTTTGTGTAAAAGTATCGGTTTCAATAATTGAATCAGGTGGTTTCCCTGAATAAATTATGATTTCGGCTAATTGGCCATATAACTGCCAATTCGTTATGAATTCAAGCCCTATTTTAGTCCATTCAAATGTTGTGGCATTGATACCATTGTTCTGCTGCCCTAGCCCATTTATTGTCCAAAATTGAGTTCCGCCAACTAAAGTGATTATTGTTTCATTTGCTGCGCCTTCCGAATCAAATAGCATAGCTTCGTTTTCGTTATTCGATACATGGCCAATATTGCCGTCAGGCGTAACCGAGATACTTATAAGCACCATGTCCGTTGGTAAATTAAATTTTTCATACTCGTACTATTCTTGAAGTGAATTGATTAAATCTTCTAACTCGTCGCGCTTAGCGTCAGCGGCTTCATTATATGCAATTACGCCAGCATTATGGTCGGTTAATTCTTGCCTTTTTTGCGCCAAATATTCGGTTTTATCGTAAGTGGTTGACACTATTTGCTTTTCGATTACACTATCGCCTTGGATAGTGACTTCTTGCTCGTTTCCCATTGTTGCTTGTTTTTATTGTTAATTTGAATTTTTTATAGATATTATTTTATTTTGCGACCCACCCTGTATTGCCAACACCGCTTTCTTTAACATAAAACGAAGTTCCTGCGCCTCCATCTGTACGGCTATACCTAGCCCCAATTGGTGCAGTTACAGCACCCTCTGGGCTTCCCGCACCGTACCGCGAATACAGACTTTCAATGCCCGCATAATCACTACCATCCGCAAGCCTTACATGCAATGCCGTTGCAATACGTTCAATTGAAGGGAATGCCAATGTAGTGCCTCCGAATTGCACTCTAGTGAAACTAGTTTGCGCGTTATTACTTAACGTCAATACACCATTCGAAGGACTAGATATTATAGACCTCGCATTCCATCGCAATATTCCTGGACCAGAGACTGTCATACTCCCTGTGGTAGCTGTGATGTTCGAGCAAAAAATTTCCCCAGCCCTACTTACGCTCATTTGACTAGCTCCGCCTACTTGCAAATCGAGCAACAACGCGCCCGAACCGCTTGCCGTATTCGTTACGTTCAACAGTATTGCCGTTGGTACGCCTGTTGTATTCCATGTTTGGGTAATGTTTAGGGCATTAGTTGCAGAAGACCCAGTTAATGCAGGGAAAGCCATACCAATTCTATTGGTTGCAAGTGATAACGGACTAGAAACTCCGTCACCGTCTGTAACTACCTGTAATGTTGTTGATAAAGGAGTGTTGATTGTAGCCCCTAGGTTGAGTATTCCTTTGTAATTAAGTCCTACGTTTGTGCTATTTAGATTCGCCATTTTTTGTAAGTATTATGTTTTTAATTTCTTTGTCAATATCCGCTTTCATGCCCGTATAATCTATATCTTTTGAGTCTAATATTACGGATATGGTTTCTGTTAATGCCTCCATAACTCTATCACGCTGCGCAATCAGTTCTTTGATTCGACTTTGATTTTTTTCGTTTAATTCAATATTCATGCTTATTTATTTAATTACACACCCCATACAGCATTTGTAGAAGCACCCCAATTTTTAGCGCACCCTAAACCCCAATTAATAGATACTAACACCTGATTACTTACTGACGAACCACTACCAAAATCGTTGGTTGCAGTTACAGTACATGTTATATATTGGTCAGCGTCTAAACTTGTAATTGTGTACGTTGATTCAGTTCCTATCGCTGCGCCTTGGCCAACCCTTTTCCATTCATAGGTAAATGTAATTGGGGCTGTGCCTACCCAAGCCCCATTAGTTGTAGATAATACCTGACCTACATAATTATTACCGGTGATTGTTGGGGCAATTGCGTTAACGGGCGGGTTACCACATTCAGGAGGGTTTTCATTGAAATATTGCAACCATCCGTACTCAGTTCGATTATCATTTGAACTAATCCAAACGGCATAATAATTACAACAAGTAAAGTCCTTTGCTTGTAGATATGCTAAAAATTCGCAATCTTCTAGTTTTTCGCCCGTGGCTAAATTTTCGTAAGTCATTATTTATGATCTTGGTGGTGAAGAAGTTAAAACTGAAGTGTAGTTAATTACTTTGAAATAAACATTGCCCGCCTCGTCTGTAATGTATTCGGTATCGTCACAAATTACATTTTGGGTATTGTCAAAAAATTCGCCCGCTATTAGTTCGACACCCGATGTTACATCTTCGCCCGCCTTTGTGAATACTTCGCCTGCATCAAATGAAGTGAAATTAATATACTCCGAATCGGCATAAGTGATAATCGTATTATGTACGCCCAATGGGGCTTGTCTTTGCATCATAACTCTATTTTTTGATGAATTTCTTTAGGTTGTGGGGCTGGTTCTTGTTGCATACTTGCAATATAGTAACCTAAGCCACCATAGAAGCAATACAAAGGGAATATAAGCCAATAGTAAAGAGGAAATGTAATCCATGAATTTAGATATGTTATTACCATAACCATTAAAAATGACAAGTCTAAAAATCTTTGTATTGTACAAATAGTACAACCGCCAATAGATTTGAAAATAAATTTACTATTGTTTTGCGCCCATAACAATGGCTTATTCATAAATGAAAGTAATTGATTTGGTTGTATCAAAGCAAGATACAATTTAGCCAAACCGACAGCCGAAATATTGAAGATAATAAATGATAGTAAGAATTGAATTGTCATATTAATCGTATATTATTTGTGTTGGAATGTTAAAGATAGTATTTTCAATCGTATTTGAAAACGAATCAAGCTGAAAAGCTAAAGTAGTTGGGCATACACCTGAAATATTCCCTAATAATTCTACATCACAACTAAAAGGATTTGGCACTAATAGAATATCATTTATTTCTATGCCACCCGAATCAATTAATCCACTAGACAAATTTGTTAAAGTACCTGCTTCTTGTGTACCATCGTTTGCAATAAAGCTAAAACGAAATAAAGAACCATTTTTGAATACTCTGTACATATCGTTAATGTCGTCAAATTCAAAGTTAAGTTTAAAAGTTATGCCCCCGCCAACACAACTATAATTTTCTATGCTTATGTTTGGAATGATTGATTTCTGTACATATTCCTGAGTAGGATAAATTTTGACTTTATAGCACCCTATTTTTGTCATTTCATCATCGAATAACTCAAACCTAGTTACATAATCTTCATTGAATAGACCCGCTGGCATAACCAATTTGCCGTTTAATCTAGTTCCTTGGAATCGTCTATTTATTATGGACCCATTGAAATTGTAGGACATTCTAAAATAACCCTCGTATTCAATTTCAATAAGTGTCTTAATTGAGTCGCATGATTGCCAGCAACCCAAATCTATTATATCATCATCGCAACACATTAGCATTCACAATTTATTTGTTTACAATTTTTTACCGACAAAGATTGATTTATTTCAAATTCGCATGAAATCAAAGAAATATTCTCTAATTCATTTGACATTTTTTTCGTGTTTGTTTCTTGAAAAAATACGCTTGTTTTTTCAGAATTGATTGATTTTACTTCGTTGCCACACATTGAAATCGCACTAACAAGTAAATCTATATGCGATTGATCAGGAACATTTTTAACCATGCTTACTATTTTACATGATGTAGTGGCTCGATAACTCATAATTCTACAACCTCTTACAAGTGGTGTATAATTAATTTTGCCCAACGAAATTATGTAAAAGAAATTTCCATTAGTATCAGCTATGCCTTTGTACTCAAAACCATCTTTACTTAAAATCAAATTCGTTCCTTCAGGGCTTGTTACATCTGAGAACCCATTATCATATAAAGGATAATTGGCAATTATATAATCTCTAAGTACTTGTAGTTTATTTACTGCCATTGCTCACAATTATTGATTGATGTAAAATTCTTTCGTTTAAAAATTGTTGCTCTGATTCATTAGGCCCAAATACTTCATCAAATCTATCTTCCTGCCCTTCAATTTTTTTGTTTTCCATTTCATCAGCATTACCGAATACAACTTCATTACCGAATTTATAAACTCTAAACGCTCTTTCTTCACTGCCAGTAAGTTTAAGATTAATGTATTTTGTTTCACGCCCTTGAATATCTCTAAACTCCGAATACCCCCCTGGCAAAAACATAGATGTTCTATTTAACCCAGTTGATTTAACATAGGCTATTTGTTTGTTCTTACCACTGTAAGAATCAATAATGTTAAATGATAATCTTTTTTTCTTTTTACCTTTATCATCAAACCCTACATCATCTTTCCCTTGCGCCTTAAAAGCAGACTTTCTTATAAATTGGCTTTCCGAATAATAACTAGGCGTATCGCTATACTCCCCAATTTTTGAACCATCTTTTTTTTCACCTCGATCAAATACTCGTTCTTTCCACATAGCTTCAAATTCTACCATTGCAGTAGTGGCAATAAGACTTGGCATTTTAGAATCCAAGTCTTTTGCTATCCCGTTAAGGTGTAAATATATGTCGTTGAATGAACCCATTAAATATTCGCTTTTACTTTTACGCCCGTGCAATCAATACATTTGCACCCGCCATCCATATTTACTAAAAAGTTTCTAAGTCCTAAAAATGCGTTTTCCATGGCTTGCCTATATGCCTGAAATCCTGCTTGTGCTTGTGCGACAATTTCCTCACTTTTGTAAATCGTTAAATAGTTTAAACGATTTGTTTTAGTCATTTCATCGTAGAACATAGCCCCGCATAATTCATAGGCTGCTTGACCAATTAAATTGTTAGTAGCTAAATCGCACATTAAAGTAGTTAAATCGCATTCGCATAATACTTCTACATCTATGCCATAGGCTTGTGTAGTGTTTGTAACTCCATTTGAAAGCCCGTTTGTTTTTACACAATCACTTTTAAGAGAATTGCCACACCCAACCCCACAATTAGGCTTATTAGAATACACTGTAATATCACTAGGTAATGTAATTTGGACTTCATCACCTTGTATCTTTAAATTCACTTCTAATACGCTTACATTACCCGCAACTAGACTAACGGCAACGCTATAAGTTTTGCCAATTGTATCTCGAATGGTTAATGTTGTATCAATTGTTTCAGCCGAATAAATACGGATTCTTGGAATGGTAATTTTTTTAAGCCTACATTTTAGGTTTTGTTTGTAAATTACTATCCCTCTACTTTGTCCCGCCGTTCCTTGTGCAATAACATCCGTTAAGTACTCACCACTTCGCCAAATATTGCTAGCAATAGTATTGACTTTGTATTTTTGGTTTATGTATGCAATCAAATCATTTTGCATTCTTATCATGGCTCTTCTACGTAAATCTACCATGTAATTATAAGCATTGACATACTTTTCATCAGTGGTGTTTGCCATGCTTTGAAAAGTTAATCCTGGGTAATCAGTCATGTAATAACCTGAAAGCGGTGTTTCGGCTTGTGATTCATTTTCACAAGGTTTTTTTATGCCTATAATTTTATCTAAACACATTGAATAAGATTTGAAATTTTAGAAAAAAGGGGCTTTGAAAAATTAATTTCATTGCCCCTCTTAATCAATCATGAACCAATATTAACAAGTTGGAGCAACGTCAGGACAAACATCATATTTAATGATGCCGTTGAAACATGATTCTTTACATCCTGCAAGTGGTAAATTATACCCTTTGTAGTATGTTTTCATGTGATACTGCCATTTTTGACATTTAGGCTCGTAAACGATATTTAAGTCGAATAACATTCCCGTTGCAGGATCTTGAACAACCGTGTGACTAAATGTAGCACCTTCGCGAATTAATCGAGTAGGGTCGATATTATCCCACATTTCAGGTGTGTTTCTGCTTGCAAACATGCCAGCATTAGCACTCCATGAAAGTAAGTTGTAAACTCCAGGAAGGAAGGCTAATAAAACTCCGTTCCCATCGGTTTCAGGTGCGCAATTCGCTTCGACTACGTTTTTATCATAGAAGATAGGGAAATTGGTCATGCGATCTAAATTCAATCCTGCTTGATCTAATCCAGCAGCTTGATATGCTTTTCTAAATTTCAATGCTTCGCGGTTGCCAAGTAACAAAGGTGTAGCACCTCCAAAACCTGCATCTCCGAAATCTGCAAGAATATCACTATCAACGCTGAAATTAGGCGCACCTAAAGCGTTTGTAAGTTTCAATAATCTTGTATCAGTTCCCGTTGCAATACAACCCGCACCCGCGCATTGTCTTGTAATTTCTTCAACAGAAATAGCGGTCTTGATTTTGTGCATTTGATCCCAAATACGAGCAGCGAATACTTCCATTACTTCCATGCTTCCTAAATCTCTTAAAGATGCAATAGGTAAGTTCATCCATGCTGGCATCGCTTTACAATCAAATGAATTGAATGTTTCGCAAGTGGTTAAAGTTCCCGCCTCTGTTCCTGCACCTCCACATGTGAAATTGTCACAATCAACGGGTGTAGTACAATCGGCTGCTGCATAAGTAATTGAATATTGTGAATCTTTGCCATTGGCTTGAATCATTTGGGCTTGTACTTGCGCCCCGTTTGCTTGTGAGTATGCAAGATCAATAATGCCCGTTGGTGGGGTTGCGCGTCTCTGATTATACAAATCAGTTAATTTTGCCTGAATATTAGGCGTGCAATTATTTGCCATTGTTTAAATGTGTTTTTGAATTAATAAATAATTTTCCGTCACATTAAATAGGCCGTGACTTGCCAAGTTGGGTGCTAAATTAAATAGGTTTTAGCGAACCAAATTGTCTTACTTGTAGTTAAGTAAGGTTGCAAGTATTTAATCGGTTATAGCAGCCATTTTCGCTGCTAAACCTGTAAGTTCTTTTTTAGGTTCTTGTTTATGCCCACCGCCTCCAAATCTTTCGCCTCCGTTTGATTTTTGGATCAATTCAAAATCATTTGCAATATCTTCAACTAAAGAATCAAAACCATAAACCTGAGTATCTGATTTTTTCAATGGTGAATTTTCATTTGACTTATCAAACAAATTAATTTTACCATCTTGTCCTAGTCTTAAAATTGCCCTATCCTTCAATTCCTTTTCAATAATCTTCGCAGCCTTTGTAGCCGAAATAGAAGTCTTGCCTTCCAAGGCTCTAACAAGTTCACTGCCTAAGACACCATTAAGTTTATGGTCGTTTAAATCCTTTTCATATTGGCTTTTCAAGGTAGTATCTAAGTTATTATACTTATCTTCTAATTCAGAATATTTCTTATTAGATAATTCCAGCATGTTTTTTATTTCGGCAACATCTGCAGGCGTATCAGCTTTACTAATTGCCTTTTCTTTTAGGGCATTAAATACAGCATCAATCGTCTTGTCTTTATTTTCAGGTGCTGAAAGTATTTTTTCAATTTCTGAATTAGTAAGAACCCCGCCAAATGTTTTGTTTGCAATCAATACAGCTTCCTTCATGTACTTGCCTTTGTGGCTCTTTCGTTCTTCGCTAAAGTTTGTGCTCAATTCATTCTCAATAAAAGGCCGCGCATAACTTTGCGCACCTTTTAAAATCGAATCTAATATTTCTTCATTGTCGGTTTCATCGTCCATTAAAGCGTTGTAAACTTCATCAATGTTTTCGACTCCGAAATTTTCCAATAAGGCTTTTAATTTTTTAGACATATATTTTAGTTTTTAAGTACCACAAGTTTTACAAAAACCACCATGATTAAACCCACTTACATGGGTATTAAATATTATTTTTTTTTAGACTCCAATTTAATCCAGTCCTTTGAATATTTCTGATCAAAATAACTTTCTTTTACTAGACAAATCCCTCCTTTGCCGTCTTTGCGTTGTATAGCACATTGTCCACTTTTCAAATTAAATTGAGTGGCAATAGTTACAACGGGTTCAACGGCTTCAATTGTTTCCTCAATAACTAATTCAGTCATTGCTTGATGTTGGACATCATCTTGCAATAATTCGGCTTCAATTGGTTCAATATCTTTTTTCTTTCCCACTATTTTACAATTTTAAGATTAGGATTTTTAGAAACTAGCTTTTCAGCATATTTACGATCAACGGCCATTGCAATTACTTTGTTTGTTACTCCATTTACTAACTGCACCTTATCACCTTGAACGAATTTATTGGTAGTTACTACAATTGGTTTAACTTCTTCGTTGGTAACGATCATTTCGGTTTTTGGGGCTTCTATAATTGGATCAACATCTTGCATAGTTACTTCAACTATTTCAACTTCTTTAGTTTCAATAACCTTTTCTTTTTTAGGTCGTGCCATTGCAAAATGATTTAATACTACAAAAATAATTATTTTTTACAAATAACAAGAATTATTTTTTGCGCTTAGGAATTGCCGTATGCGTACAATTAAACCCACCGCAATTACTTGAAAAGTTTTTAGTAGTTGTATTTGGCATCATGCCTCCATATTTGTGAATCCCGTCAATTACTTTTTTCGCTGCTTGGTTTTTATATGCCATTCTTATTTCGTAGCTTAGTTGGTCCTGCGGTATAAAACCTTTCATTTCTCGAACCCAATGAAAGCATTGCCCGCGTGTATCTTTTAAAGTACCGCCAACATAGGACCACCCCGCTAAGTCTATATTTTCTGCTATACTTGTAAATTGTTGTCCCTGCATACCTCTGATTGAATCGCGGGCTATTTGGGTGCTGTAACTTGTTAGCCGTCCGTTTTTATCTTCATTGCCTATGATAAAGTCGGATAATGTTTTTTTGGCCCTATCAATTGAACCTCCATAACTAATTGACTCATCCAATATTTTTAAAATTGGTGTTTTAAAGTCCTCAGCTACTCCAGACTTGAGCAAAGTGTTTGAGGTTAGGTACTGCCATTTCTTTTCAATGTCGGATAATTGAACTACACGGGCATCAATCCCGCCCACTTCATTTAGCAAAGCACTTGTATTAATAGTCACCTTGCCAAAGTCGGAAATAAACAAATTTACGCTATCAGCATAACCGCCCGTTATCATAGCTTGGTCAATGGTTGTAGCTAATTCTAGTAAAGTATCTAAAGTCAACGGCCCGCCAATAAATTCACCGCCTGCAGTATCTAGTTTGTCAATTATCGAAAATATGCTATCTAATACCCTTTTTTCAATTAACGGCATCCTTTCAATTAACAAATCCGTTAATTGTTCTTTTAATAGGTCATTTTGTGAAATTATTTTAGACATTAAGTAAGTGTAGCTACTTTATTGGCTTGCTCTTCTGATGTAATTCTTTGTGGCGTTCCTAATTGTTTTCGAGCTTCTTCTTCGCTTATTCCAAATCTATCACTAACAAGCGCAACCGCTGCATCTAAATCATATAATCCACTTGCCACAGCCTTTGCAATTTCAATCATGCCCGTTAATCCACCAACAGAATCTTTCAATCCACCTGAATTTACACCGCCAGACATTTCGCTATAAATAGTATTCGGCATTAATAATTCTAATTTGTCATTAAATACGCTTATCAATTCATCTGTATTTTTTGAAACAAATATTTCGGGCATCATTTCTTTAGCCATGGATTTAAGTACTAAATAGCCCTTTTCATGAATTACTTTGTCTTTGTCGGTATAGACTCCGCTAAGTAATTTAGCACGCAAGGCATTGCCAGCTATACCAAACAATGGGTCCATTAAATACATTACCTCATTAATCTTCAATTGTACTTTATCATCCTTATACAACTTAGAATTAATCATGTAATTTAATTCGGATAAAGTTTGAGAATCGTCTGTTTTTGATTGTAGGCTTGAAAAATCATTGAGTAAATCAGTATCGCTCATGATGTCTAATTGCTTAGGCTCTGAAACATAAACCTCTGAACTGCTTTTGTTAAGGTTTACAATTCGGCTTATTCTAGTTAGATTCTTTCTAACTACATCAAATAAATAAGTTGAAATTGAATGGTAAAAGAAGTATTGATCTTTTCTATCTTCTTTTTTTGCATCACCACTTTGCACGCCTTCAATTACTGATTTGATATGTAAAGAAGATTCACATAAATGATAAAATTCTTTCCAACGCTTTAAATGATATTCAGGTATTCCAACATCGGGCGTTATGAATTTTGCTAGGTCTTGCATTGTGCCACCATTACGGGCCAAAGTTTCTTCGCTAATTGTAAGGAATTCGCCAGGGTTATGGCTAGTAGTTCCTTTGCCATTACATGCCGTACAATTTATTTGACCTGCATTTGGATTATTAGGGTCATAATCATTTTGGTTAAAATTAGGGTCTGCAATTCTACCAGAACCCGCACACGGCAAACAATCATTTTCGACTATTTGAACAAACGGATAAGAATAATTCTTAACCATTGCTTCATCATCTGACAAGTTACGACAAAGCAAATCTGACCAATTTTGATAAGGTTGTAAAAAACTATTGACTTCGCGGTCAATAGTCATTTTACCAATGTTATGAGGGTTTACATAGGTTTCTCCATTTTTGGATATTGTGTATTGTTCCTTATCATCAATAAAATAAATATGGCCTTCGTAGGAAAATGCAATACTATGATAATCATACATAATAATATCTTCGCAACTAATACAAACTATCTGAGGTACATTGTACTCGGACTTTGAATGTTCTTTTGCTTCTAAAATTGTGCCAATATATCCAACGGGATTATTTACAATAAAAGTAAATATTTCGGCTAATTTTAATTCTTTATTTTCTAACGCTTTCATTGTCAATTCATCCGCACTAATCGAAAATGAGTTACGATTTAATACTGAGCCAATAAATGAATTCTCGAATTTGTTGTAAGGCTCTTTAGCCACTGGAGAAAATATAGACAATCTCCATTGATACATACTAGGTGTTTCGTTTGGATGTCTGTTTAATAACCTATACTTAAAAAAGTCATCATATTTTTTATGATATGATTCAGGTTCAATATATACTCCTGAAGGTGTAGTAAAAGACGGCCTTGCGCCACTTGTATGAATTTGTACGGCTAAACACGCCTCCACATCCCGCTTGTGGTCAGGATGCAGAGGCATTGTTTTGTTGCCGTTCTTTAATTCAAGGAATTTATTAAAATCCATTTGAATTTTGTTTTTTGATAATTAGTATTGAGGGAATAATTGGACGTTGTAAATGTACGTTTTTTGAGTTCCCGTTCCAACGAAGGCAAGGCGAACAACTTTAACACGGCCTGCATTTGTTGTGCCGTTTCCATATGCTCTAAATATCCAATTTGCGGGTGCTAACGCTGTAACTTGTAATGTATCACAATTCACTCCCGTTGTGCCTGCTACTTGGTGCATATTGGTAAAGTTTACCCCGTCAATACTGCCTTGCAAAATTACTTTGAACGTAGATGTTCCCGAAACATTTGTACTCGCATATTGAACACGATAACTTCCTGTTTTCTCGGATAACAAAGAACTGATAGGACTTGTAAAATACAAGGTTTCTGCATTGCTCAAAGTATCGGATCGTGTGCCGTCAATACTTGAAATCAAACTAATTTGTCCATAGGACATTGCTGTTATAAATGTCAGCATCATTAAGAAAATGATTTTTTTCATTTTGTTTTTGTTTTTTGAATTTTAAATAAATGATTACTCCATTAACCAACCTAACTGAGCCTCAGCACTTGACGCAATAATGTCTAAATACGGGGTCGTGTAGTTAACCGGATCACCCGTAAAAGTTATTGCATAGTTTTTATACTCAACATTTTCTCCTTCAATTTCGGTATCAAAACCAGTGAAAAAATGTACTGAGTATTGCGCAAAAGTTCCGTTAGGATTTAGGAATAAATAAATTTTACCATCACACGTAACATAACCACGAATAGCAGTCCCTTTGTTTTGAATAATATTTTTCCAAAATAAACGGTCTTGATAAAGGCTAGCAGAACCCGCAGCGGTTACATCGGTAGCGTTAAAATCTTTGCCCGTTAATACACGGCTTACGTTGACCGTCTTAGGTTGACGGCATCTTGCGCGGTATAATTTTTGTGCTGTTGTTGGATCGGCCCAAGCCATTTCAGCTAATTCAGGCGTTGCGGAAATATCACCATCATCTATGGCGGTTTCAATCAATGTTGCAAGTGCATTATCATCATAATCACCTTCAGGAAAATCAAAATCGCATTTAGCGATTAACAACCTTACAGGTACTTCCGACCTTTGATACACGGCACACTGATCAGTTTTTGTAAGTGTGAGCGCACCCACACAAGCAGTATTACAAGTACTAAACATTGTTTTTTGTTTTTAAGTTAAAAAATTTGGCTTGCAACCTTACTTTTAACTAGCAACTAAAAACCTTTTCACACTTGCGTAATTGCAAATTTACATCAATATTTTGAAAACTTACACTATCAATATCAGAATCTTTAAATACCGATTCTACCCCTTCCATGATGTAAGCTGTATTATTTATTTCGAATAGCTTTGCCAATACCATATTTTCAATGTGGTCCGCATACCATTTAGGGCATGGATCTGATTTAAATGCAAATCTTCTTTGTTTTTCTGATTTGTAATTAAATGAGTTTGAATTATATGTTTTCTTTACCACGCTAGCTATTTCTTCGCAATCTGCAAAAACATTACCAATTAGCATATTTTGCGCAAACATGGTATAATTTACGTTAAAACTTTGATGCATATTTGAATTACAATCAATAGTATTACCTGGATAAGTACCAATAACCCTTAACACTTCATCACATTTAATTCTTTTAAAAGGCTTTGTAAAGTAGTGGTAAACATTTCCGGTACCACTTGGATAAGATAATGAAATTCTAAACCTAAAGCATCCCGCCTCACTTCCTACTCCAACCTCAACGGGAAATACTTGATTTATTGTCGCACTTGCATTATTTACATTTACGATTAATAAACCCGCTTGCCCCAATAATACGGGAATCCCTAATTTAGTCGGGCTAACTTTATACAATGGAAATGGTATTTGATCTTGTGAAAAATAAAATACTTCATTATAACCAGCCCCGATAACCTGAACCAAATCGCCTTCGACTACTTCAACGTATCTATGAATATGTACCGCTCCGTAATTATCGGCAAAAGGAACGGGCAAATAAAGTTGATATTCGGCTAATTTATCAGCTGCATTGTTTCTATACCCCACATTAAATTTAGTACTTAACATATCCCCAAAATCAAATAACATAGTAGTTCCTAGTTCATCATAAATAGCCACGTCAAAATTTACACCAATTGGAATACTACCGCCTTCAAGTTCAACAAGTGCATAAGGTACTTGCAATCGAATAGCAAAAAAATCTTCATCCGTAAATGGAATGAAAAACGGTTCATCACTTGGACAAAGTTGACAATTTGCTGAATTATCGCTACTTTCAAAAATGTTATTCATTGCAATTATTTTATATTTCCTTTTACGTTTATTTTCCTTTCGGCATAGTCAAATTTAACTGAAGATATTTCGCCTTCCCATCCATTCTCAAAATTTACGGCTTGATAAATATCTAAGGTAGAGTATTCACAACAAAATTCCATCGTTAATTCGAATCCTATGTTAGTTTTCTTTGCGTCGTCAGGAATATCAATAGCGTGAAAATCCCAAAGATTATTTTGTATGCCATTGGCACCCAAAGCAAACGACATAGGTGCGTTATAATTTGATAAATCAGAATAACCAATTGGAAAATTTAATGCGTTATCATCTTGAAATTCAGGTAATGTTGCAAATGGTAAATAAGGTATCCCCATTGTCCGAGCGTCTTCAATAGGTGTTAAGGTGTCATGAATTAGAATCTTAGCGTATTGTAAAGTATCACCTTGCGTCTTTAGACAACCGCCCCACTTTAAACCACCTAAAACAGAACCGACTGCTTGTGTGATATTAGCATCATATAAAGAGTCTTGGCCGTCTAATACATGCGATACAGCCCCGAATTCATTCATGGTTACAACTTTAGAACCCGTGTAGTTAGGATTTGCGCCCGAATACATGTATTCACCATTGAATCTATTTAGATTTTCATTGCCAATATTATCGCTTGCATCCGTTGCATAATTCATATTTAACCGCCTTAACTTAGGCTCACCATTGTAGGTAAAACAAACATTTCCTAGTAATCTATTTTTATCGTTTGCCGTTGTAAAGTCTAAGGCATACCCCGTACCCCAAATCAATTCGCCTATTTTATCTTTTCTCTCAAAGTAAATATCATCACCATAAATAAACCAACGCGCATTCCAAAAATCTTTTATCTTAGAAAATAATTGGTCCAAGGTCCATGAAGGCTGATTGTTTGGTATGTAATCCATATTGCCATCCATATCAACGCCTTTTTTAGCGTATGCAGTTAAAAGACAAGCATTATAGTAAGCACTATCTTCATCGTACAAAATTGGGGCTGTTACATCGGTAATAGTTGCACTACAAACATCGCACACGTTGTCAATGTAAGTACGAATATAAGGCGCAGGCCATCCACGGCCACAACCTAACCATTTGTCGGTCAAAAATGTAATAAATCCAATGGTAGGTAATGAAGTACCTAAAAGGCCGTTAATAATTACAAACCCTGAGTTTAAAGTTGCTATTATTGAATTAATCAACACTATGAACAAATCAAAGCTATTAAAAAAAGTAACCATGATTCCAAAGAACCATGTAGGCTTTATGATGTCGCAATATCTAAATCTAGGGTGTATCATCCCCGGACCTGGATAATGTTGGAATTTAATACTTGCATTATTTGCTAGGATTGTTGAACGTATGCAATCTAAAACAACGTCCAAGCCTTCCATTTCAAGTTGTATTCTACATTCACCACCCTCACACCATTTTAAATTCTGGCTTCCGATTTTGAAGTTTTGGACCTCACCGCAAACATCATCCGTAATTCGTATGCAAATCGTATTTGAATAAATGTTAGGTGAATTGATTATGTTAGTGTAGAAGAAATTATAAGCATCTCCATAAATTTCAATTGCACCGCTTTGTGATTTAATAGGGTCGTTATTGGCATCAAGTTGTTTATCAAGTGTAAGTCTACTAACATCTACCCAATTGCTATAATCGGTAAATGTTCCACTGCAATTCAAACTAAATTCAACTTTCATCATCTTCGCAAGAATTTAATTTGTGATTGGCCTAAACTTGTTGCAACCGATTGCCCGAATCCTTCAGCATCAAAAGTATTATTAATATTTACCTCTCTTACTTCTAAAAGTTTTCTAATACTCGACATTTCATTGAGTAATGGATATAAAGTATTGTCGGATTTGATTTTATTATGATCGCTTACAACTGCATCCGTGTCAATTCTATTTCTAGTTAGGTAATAACTACCATCTTCTAATTGTTTCACCATTAATTCACCTCTGTGCAAGCCCTCAAACATATCTCTGTTTTTAGAGGTAAGTTGTTCATTCATTACAAATTCTTTTTTGTGGTATTTGTAAGGTCTGCGACCTATTGCGGTTGAAGTTTCATTTGGGTTCCCTTCGCCCGTGTAACCACCTTCTTTAAATCCACTTTCGGCATTAATTGAACGAATTGAACCAATAACCGCCCCAATTCCCGCAAGTATCGCAATTACATTGGCTGCTATTAATACAGGGTTTTTAGAGTTTGCAATAGTAGCAATTGCCCCGCTAATCGCTAGGGCTTGATTTGCTGTTATTACCGCTGCATCAATTACCCTTTGAGCGCGTTCGTAGTTTTGACGTTTCTTTAATAATTCATCAAGTCTATCCTGCTCCACTTTTAAAGATACAGCACTATTCTTTTCAGCAGCCGAAACACGCTTTTCTTGTAATGCAATTAAACGATCTGTTTTATTTTGCTCAATATCGATTTGATTTTGTGCTTCGCGTGCTAAATTAATGGTGTTCGAGTAAAGTAACTCCTTGTCTTTTCGGGCTTGTTCATCCTTTTCATCACGCTCCTTTTTTCTTTGTTCTTGCCTATCTACCTCTCTTTGACTTTCGGCTCTAGTAAATTCAGGTGAATTTTCAATTTTAGTTATCGCTTGTACAATTTCTTCGGCTGCCTTTTCTGGTTTTTCAGTTAGACTTACACCGCCAACATTAATATCAGCATTGATTTTAATTTTGTTTTCGGGCTTGTCTAATATTTTTTGGGTCGTTTTGACTTGCTTTTTTACTACTTTTTCAGTTTCGGCTTCATCATCTCGGCCTGCGTTTGCATTTAGTGGGTCTTGGCCAAGACTTGTAACTCCTGCAAATCGTTGCATTGCCAATAACTTACCCTTACGTTCAATAAGTTCAACATTCGCTTTCTCATTTCGTAGTTCTGCAGCTCTTGTATCTTTTATACTTTTGTGTTGCTCAATAATTTGATTATTGCCTGCAATGATTCTATTAATAAAATCTACCTCACTTTGCGCCCTATCAATACTTCTCTGTAATTGTTCTTTGTCTAACTTTTCACCCTTAATTTTAAGGATATTGTAAAAACTTTCGGCTTTCTTTTCAATCGCATCGTTTACCCTATCTTCATCTGAGGATAGGACATCATTTACCAAATTGACTAATCCTAGCTTAATTTTAGTCAACCCCTTTTGAAGTCTTAAAGTACGTTTACCTAGCTCCTCTTCTAAATTTGCAAGTTCTTGTCTAAGTTGTTGTGATTGTCCTTGAGCCGTTTGTAAAGCCGTATCAACCGAACCAGCTAACAATGTAGCAAAATCACCTGTTATCTCATTTACTCGGCTTGTTTGATCTCCAAGGCCTTTCATGTCTAAGCCTAATCGCTTCAATTCGGGCGAAGTCTTACCGATAATAGAATTGACTAACATTTCTGATGCTGTTGTAACATCTGTTCCAAGTTTCGCAGCTAATTCAATTGCAATAGGTATAAGTTTTTGCAGTTCCTCTTGTGAAATACGTGTACTTTCAATAAATTTAGCTTGCCCTTTTAAAATATCGTCATTATCAAATAGGTTTTTATACTTCTTTGCTAATACATCGGCATCATTGACAAGTATATCAAATAACCCCTCTTGACCTATATTTGTTAAAGTTTGTTTGAACTGCAATAGGCCTTGTTCTGCTTCGCTTGCCTCTCTAACCGTTGCATTATATAAATCAGTGATTCCACCCGCTAATTCAGCTATGCCAAACGCCCCCGCACCCAAACCAACTAAACCAAGTAAATTACTACCAATACCGCCCATTTTATTTCCGAATGTAGCGGTACTTTGTGTTAAAGATTCTAGTTGACTTTCTACTTGATGAAGATTTCTAAGTAAGCCTTGAACTACTTTTGGGTCATTGTTTGCCCTTAACGCTTCATGAAGTTTCTTTTGTTGGGCTGTTAAATCTTTGACTGCATTTTGTTGGGCTAAATATTGTTGCCTAGTGGCTTGCAGTTCTTTATTATAGGCTTCAACTTTTTTAGGGTCGTTTGTTTTGACCATTTGTTTTTCAAGCCGTTCGCCTTTAATACGTAATTCTTCAAGCATTTTATCTTGAACGCTTGTAGCTTTATTTAAACCTTGTAATTCCTTTTCGTTGGTGTCCCAACTTACACGGGCAATTACGTCATACATATTAGGCATGGCAATGAATTTAATTACAATCTACAAAAGACATCGGGTGTGAACTTGCGTTATTAATTTCGTTTTCAATGTCTTGCGCTGATTTGGTCGTTTGCATTACCTGAGTATAAACACAAATAGTGTCATACTTATTCAAAATAGTGTTTGGCTCTATCTTGTAAGTATTGCAAGTAACATTTGCGGACCGCGTTTTCTTTGCTTTTTGGCAAGAAAATAAGCCAGCTAACAGCAACATAATTGAAACAAAGGTTAAGATTTTCATGAGGAATAAAATTTTATTTCCCAAAATTAGCATTTTTTCTCGTCTTTTCAATTGCTTCTTGCTTTTTTGTGTAAATTCTGTTCGCATAGATTAACTGATAAATAGATTCAAGGCTCCAAGTGCTTAATTCTTTAATCCTCAAAGGGTCGCGATCGGATAAGCTAAATAGCATATAATTGCACTCCTCAATGGATTTTTGTACTAATTTATCTACATCTAGTTCTTTGTTTGGCTCAATCTTTCGTTTAGAGCTACCCAAACGCTTAGTATATCTTTCTCCGATATATCCTTCAATCCGTTTGTGATTTTGAAGGCTAGTAAGGTAAAAAAATCTAATTCGCCTGCATCCCTCCAAATGCGCTTTTTCTTTGCCTGCCATTCGGGATCAAGTTCTGCAGGTTCATCATCCATGAGAATATAAACACAAGCCAATTCCTCATAAAATGTTTTTTCGGCTATCATACCTATTCGGGCATCGATATTATTTACCGCAATAAGCAAATTATTCTTTAAATCAGTTGGACTCATTTTACCATCTAAAATAATGGTTTTCATTTCGGACATGATAGTTTTTAGGAATGACTCGGATAAACCCATTCGAATATACATCATGTCGGTTTCAGCCTTGACAAACCTTGTATAGAGTATTTGGTCTGCTAATCGAATGTCGTAAAATTTGTGTTTACCAATTACTTTTATTGGTTCTTGTGTTTTTTTTGGTGGTGTTGGGGTCATGTTATTTTATTTTACGCAAATATAAGCCCAATTTTTATAATTGTCTTTTTAAGTAAGTATTAAAATAAGTGGTAAGCAAATATATAAAACAATCGGTCAAGTGCATTCCGAATTCAGTATCACCAGACGTTTTGTAAAGTTTATCTTCATTCTCAATAGTTGTGGCCATTTCTAAGTCATTAATTAACTCAATCGCTGCTTTTGGTGAAATATTTATATTCGGATGGTGTTGTAGTACCGAATTACAAAAGATTCTAATTTCCTGCCATGCGTCACGTCTATTCCAATTCAACATAGGCTTATCCATTTGATTAAGGCCAATATTTAATGATTGCCTAATAATTGAGTGCATGGTCGTAGTTACTGAGTCATAACCAACTGATCTTGAATTTCCCGCAGGATCAGCCGTCACTTTAAATATTGCCCCTGGAAAATCTCTTTTAATTTGACCGCAAAATTCTTTGATAGTTATGTTTCTGATTTTGTAAGACTTAATGATATTCAAATAAACCCCTGGCTTTAATTGAGCAACTACACAAGTCATAGGGCTAATATTAAAGTCAAACGCCAAATATAGAACATCTGATTTATTCCAAATTATATCTTTGACGGCATAGTGTTTTGTTTCATCTAATGCGTAAAAGAAAGGGCTTTTGTTTTCTTCCGCACCCCAAAAACCATGTACATTGACATTCAATAGGTTTTGCCTTCCTGAATAGTTAAGTGATAATGTTTTTAAGTATTCATCATGATTAATAAATTCATTATCCTTGTACGTTGAATGATGTACTAAAATGTCATTCCCAAATCTAGGGTGAGGCTTGTAAGCATCTTCTTCGCTAAAAAAGAATTTCCTTAGCCAATGTCTTTGACTAATTGGATTAAATGATACTATTAATTGCAATTTCTTTGCGTTTGGCGTTCTTAGTACGGAATTAATCATAGTTACTTGATCTTCAGTACATTTATCTATTTCATCTATCCAAACATGAGTAGCCTCTGAAATCCCCTTTGTGTTTTCTTCATCTGCCAATCCAAACGGCACCAACTTATGACCAGTTATCTTATTTGTGAATATCATTGAACTATTGTAAGCCTCCGAATACTCAAAAATGTCTTTATACTTTGAATTCTTTATATAATTAACAATGTCCTGAAATGTGGTATCTCTTAGCGTTCTTTTTTGATGTCTGCAATAAACTATGTGAATATGCTCATCCAAGCAAGATAAATTAAGTAATTTAAGAATTATCTGATTTGTCTTACTTCCACCCCTTCCACCAAATAAAACCAAATATCTATGATTTGATTCTAATACTGGTATAAAGTGTTTGCTGTATTGATACCTTTCTATTTTTGCTAATCTCATTATTTTTCAATGAAAATACTATCAGCACCTTTATTCGTTTTTAATTCCACATCGTGTTTTTCCGTTGGCCGTCCAAATGCATGCTCATAGACAAATTTAATTAAACTAGGTTCGCCCGAATCAATTAACGATTTTAAGGCCGTTTCCTCGTCTCCAAATTTTGCAATGAGTGCTTTCCTTGCAATTGTGGCAGTTTTAAGTTCTTCCGACCTTCCTTTACGTCCTGAGCCTGTTCTTTTACCTCCTGCTGGCATAATTTTGAAAAAATTTGATTAATCAAACAATTTTAATACTTTACAAAGTTACTCTTTTTATTTAAAATGCTAGTTTAGTGCTTTAATTGTTAAGATTTGTAGGTTTCATAATTTCTTATTTTATTGCCAATGGCTATGGTTGGTTTTTATGTTGTTTTTGCATTTCTTCGATTACGGCTTCAGCACCACGCTTAAATCCTTCCTTGTCTGCTCTATTTCTTGCAGTGTAGAGAACTAAATTTATACCGATTACCACCATTAGCCACCCTAAACCATATGCAATGCTTTCAAACTTAATTGAAAATGGCTTTAATGTTACTTTCATTTCGGATGACAAAATGAAGATTACAGCTAAAGTGCTGATTACTATTATTGTTGCTTTCATATCTCCAATGGTCGTTAAGTGACCTTACTTTTTGTTATTTGTTCTACTTACTTTTTAATTCCTTAATTCTAAATCCGTAACGAGTGCCTGAGCAGTCGAAAAGCATAGTACTATTTTTTTCATAGCCCGCCCATGTTGGATAGTCAACAATTGAGTGGTTTGCCACTTCGACTGCTTGATATATAAAATTCGATGTGTAGCACCCCAAATAAGCCACATCCTTTGTGTTATTGTTTTGTATCATTTCTTTGTTTTTTCAATTAGTTATAAAATATATTGCGCAATAGTATGGCGTATATAAGTGAGTTATGGGCAATACTACGAACCGACAAACAAAGACGGTTGACATAATATATTTTGTACTCTTTCATTTGACATTTTAGCGTGTTTTTCTGTTATTTCAAATCCAATTGTTTTACGACCTTCTTTAACTGCCATTGCACATTCAGTACCACTTCCAGCAAAAGGGACTACAACTAAATCATTTGGTCGGCTACAAGTTAAAATTAAAGCCCTTGTAAGTGTTTCAGGTTTTACTGTGTCGTGGTCATATTTCCCAGTTATGTGTGCTTCTTGGTCAAAACTCATAATATCAAATAGTTTTTTAAAGTTGTTAAATGGTCGCCTTAATTCCTCATATTCCTTTTTGAAAACCTCATATTCCTTTTTGAAAACCTCATATTCCTTTTTGAAAACCTCATATTCCTTTTTGAAAACCTCATTATTTATAGTTTGTAGCTTTGCGTAAATTTCAGCTGTTGGAAATACCCATTGTGAATAAGTAAAATAATGCCGTGAAACAACCGACTTTGTATTTGTGAGCTTATTTATATACTCGTTAAATTCATTATCTGTTTTCATTTCAAAGTATTCTTTTATCATTCGTTTTTGCTCTTTCATATATTCAATAATTGGAGTAAAAACCTTAACACTTTCGGCATACAAAGCATTTTCTAAATTTGTACTTTCACTTTCATTTGAGTACATAAGCAACCTTTCACTTACAGGGGCAAAGCATCTAAAATTTTCAACACCTTTTTTAGTTTGTCGGTTAAATTCTATTGCAATGTTATTTTCCAAATTGAAATACTTATCAAAAATAATTTGTGCATAGGCTATTTTTTTAGCGTGTCCATACCAAAATAAAGTTCCATTATCAGCAAGTAATCTTTTGCATTCAACAGCCCATTTTTCAACGTCTTGCAAATAATCATTAAACGACTTCCAAATAAAATCAAAGTCGCCTTTCACTTCAAAATATGGAGGGTCTGCAATGATTAAGTTTGCACACTTATCTGGCAAAGTGTTGTCTAAAAAATTGATGTTATGTATTTTATTTACTTCCATTTTAAAATCTCGTGTTAAATACCGTACTGCCCATAACACGGGTTTTGCAAAAGCAGGGCATTAGTGGTTTATTGAACATTTGTACTACTATTAAACATTGTGCTAAATTGAAACTTTGGTACTCCGAAGCCCTGCCTTCGCAAAGCCCCAAACCGTTAGCGGTAATTACTACCATTGCCTAACTTTTAACGATGGAAATTTAATTATTGGCATAGACAATGTTCGCATTAATTCAGTCCTGGGATTAGTTTCAAAGTGAATTTTTATGCGGTCTGGCAATTTCTTTACTATTTCAATAAAATCTAAATCATCAGTAAAAATGTAATTATTTACTTTAGATATTCCATTTATAGCCGTTGTATGATCTCTACCACCATAATGACTGCCAATAGCTTCTAACGAAGGCTTTAAGCCTAATTTCTTGGCTAAATACATACAAATGTGCCTAGCTAAGACATATTCACGCTTTCTTGACTTAATAAATAGCTTATCGGTGCTTATTCCTGAAGCCCTACACACCTCAATTTCTATTTCTTGTAGTTGGTTCATGTTGTTTAGTTTATATTTTACAAAAATAAATATCAATAATTGTCATACAATCATCATACCCACATCCAAAAACTGCCATGTAACCATCCTCAGATAATTTTTTAAGGCTTGCCCATTGTGCTTGAATATGCTCACTTTCTCTCATTTGGCCATCTTTCTTGTACACTTCATCATGGCTTTTTTTAATCTCAATAACTAATCCGTTAAACCCATTTGAAGGTTTGAGTATAATCAAATCAGGAATTTTGTAATTCTTTGACCTAGTTTTTTTTATTGCCACTGCCAAACCTATTGACATTTTTAATCCTGATTGATCGCTGGTATAAATTACATCGGGGTATTTTATGTCAATATAATTGCAAACTTGTACATGTACATTCGCCTCTGCTTTTTTGTTTCGCGGTTTGGCAATGTTTTTATAGTCTTGGATTGATATTGTTTTCATTTCTTATACAAATTTAACGCTTATTTTCGTATTACCAAATTTATTTTAAAAATCTAATGGTTTTAAATTCGGAGCCGTTGAAAAGTCGGTGTGTTGTGAGAAATTATTATTTTGTCCATAATCACCAGCATTCATAAACATCATTAATTCTTGATCAAAGTCTAAGTTAATAGTTTCGGTTGCCCCATTTCTATATTTTTCGATAATTATTGAGGCTCTGTTTTCAGTACTTTGGCCGTTAGCATCTGTAACCTCACCACGTTTAAAAGGTCGGTCCACAATTATTCCCATGTCTGCATCTGCTAAAATTGCATCACTTTCGCGGAGCTGTGATAATTTCCCTGGTCTACTTGGACCATCTGATTTTTCACTATCTCGATTTAATTGAGCCAAAATGATAACAGGAATATTCAAATCCTTTGACATGGCTTTTAATCCTTGTGAAAGTTTAGCAACTTCGCGTTCCCTACTTTTGGCCCTCATTTCATCATCTGAGGTATTAATCAATTGAATATAATCAATGATTACACACTTTGCATTCTTTGTCCTAATTAGTTTTTCAGTCTTATATCGAATATCGGACATATTTACTTTTGATTGATCACTTACATAAATTGGAAGGCTACAACTATCTAAAATAGTTTTATCTACTTGGACCTCATTATTTCCGTTGTGTACGTTTCTAAATACTCTCCAAAATGCTTCTTTTGATAAAATGGATATAATACGGCCCGCTAATTGAATTTTTGGCATCTCAAGTGATACAATACCAACGGCTTGACTTTGTGAGGCTATTTTTACAGCTAATGAAGTTGCAAAGGCTGTTTTACCCATTGAAGGACGTGCAGCGATAACAATTAATCCAGATTCCAACCCGCCTGTTAATAAATCAAAGTCACGAAAACCCGTCTTTATTCCAAATACTTCGCCTTTTCTTATTCTTTCGCGTCGGTCCATTAATTCTAATCCCATTTGAGACATATCCGCCCAATCTTCAATATTTTTAAACTCTGTGGCACTCTTAATCAATTTATCAATTTGCTTAGCTTTTTCAAACGATGATAGGCCATTACTGACATTTAAGGCCGTTTCTCCAAGTCGTTCAATGTAATCCTCGACAAGTGATAAGCACCAATGCGATAAATGAGAATCGCTTACCACGTCTTTAGTTTTTTGAGCAATTAGATAAAACCAATCTTCATGACTAAAAGATTTAGGACCATTTGATTTTCTAAGCCTACGATTAAGTAAAAGCATGTCAATCGGTGTGCCATCTTCATACATTGCGCACAATTCGGACCAAATACTCATGTTGTCTATATTGTAAAATATTTCACGAGTCTTGATGTATTGCTTAGCCTTTGCAAAGGTTTCAGTTCCTTGCAGTACGCACACCCCTATTACGCAATCTTCAGCGTATTTATCATTCTTTGGTATTGTAATTTCTTTACTCATTGTCCGTATCGTTCTTGTAAGGTTAATTTTTTAGTAGGTATTTGAGGCATAGAGGCTGTAATTTTCTCTTTTATTGCTTCGCTTGATAGTTTACTAGCCCAATTAGCAAAATGCTCTGTATAGTCCTTAAATAGCTTTTTATCGACTTTAGATTTTAGCATCTGATCGAAATTATTATGAAGTAAGATTATTTGCTGTGGATTGACTTTTAAATTCATGGCTACTTGTTCGCGTTTGGCTACGTTTTCAATATCGTACTTTTTTCTACAATCGTCAATTGTCATCATTAAATAATCATCTGAAATAGTCGCGCGATAATTTGCTTCATTCTCACTCTCATTTACATTAACAGTTACAGTATCAGTTACAGTAACAGCGATGTTTGCGACATCTTGCGAACCATTGCGATTAATTTTATCGGGGTGCGACTTTTTGCGATCTTTTGCGATAATTTCAGCATCTTGTAATGACAGCTCATTCGCTACTACTTTGTCATAAAGGTCTAAATTCCAACGCTTTAAATTACCTAGCACACCGCTTTTACTTCTATCTACTTTAATGACTTCCCATTCTTGCAAATCCCTTTTTAATTGTAATTCAATAGGCTTCCATGCGGTAAGAATTAACCGATCTGTTAAAATAGGGTTTTTGTCATTTACGTATTCAAGTAAATGATTAAACAAAATACCCTTTTCTTCATTCGTAAGATGATCTATACTTTTCAGTAAGTCAGCATATAAAACAAATGATTTTTTATTTTCAGCCATAAAATTAAAAAAGCCCCAATTTAGTTTGACAAGTTGCAGTTTGTCATTCCAAAAAGGAGCAATAAAATTAGTTTTTAATCGGTCCTGCAACGTACCTAAACTTCAGCAAATATACATTTTTGTTTTGAATAAACAAATGTTAGTGGGTTAATGTTTTTGATTCTTATATTGTAGTATACGTTTTGAATTACTTAAATTCGTTTTATGATTAGTATTAGCGTCATTAATTTTTGATACTTTCCTTTTTAAGGAATTTACTGCATTGCCTATTTCCATATATTCTTTTTCTGAAAGTTCAGATTTTCTTTTGTTAATTATATAACGCCAATATTCTCCAATAAATTCTTTTTTCCTGCCTGGTTTTTGAATGATTAAATTTTCAGGTATCGCAAGTTTTTCAATTATCTCTTTATTATAATTTATTTTATCTAAACTATAATAAATGCTAATCAATTCTTTCTCCATTCTAAGATCGAATAAGTTTTGGACCGTCATGTCTTTAAAATTACCAAAACCAATTATTGATTTTAAGGTTAATGTTCTTAGTAATAAATTACTCATTTTTTATGTTTTTAGGTAAATAATTCAGTCTGTTTGTTTTTGAGTGCATCCTCAGCACGTTTTTTAGCTTTACGAAGATCATAAATAGATAGCTTAAAATCTTCCCTTGAAGAGTCTGAATATCTTTGTACTTGCTGTTCTTTGTATTGATACAGCACTTTGTTTGATGCCTCAATAAGTCGGGTTAGTTCGAGTTTTAGATCCATGATATTTTTTTTAGCACCCACCATACCCATCTACTGGGTCTTTAGTGGTTGGTGTGGTTTGGTTACTCGGACCATAAACAACATCAAGCATTGTTTTAATAGGCCCTACTAAGATTAAATATAATAAATGCGTTATTACTTTCATTATTTTAGTTTTTGCAGTTCTGAAATCATAATCAAACATGATGCAGCGGTATTTTTTAATGAAATTATTAAAATATCTACATCATTGCTTTTCTCATATTTTATGCCGTCAGCTAAATATGGAATCATACTAGCATGACACATGACTCTATTAGATTGTGCGCAAATGTGATCAGGAAATCCATCTTTTATTTTCATTTTTTGCGCTATGATGCCAATTTCTTGTAGCGTATTACTCATGCTTGTAAAAATTGAATATTGCTTGGATAAGGATAACGACTTGCCCCTACTAAATCAGGATTAAAGAATTTAAGATCAAATAATTCGTGTTTGATTGCCTTTGTTCGTACTACTAATTCCTCTGTTTCAATCTTGTTTTTCCTATGAAAAGCATAAATCTTTTGGTAATTTATTTGAGGGTTTAGCTTCTTTAGCTTTGTAAACAATTCAGCCGGCTTCTTGTTCATATTGCCTAATATATAGCTTTTTTCACTTTCGGTTAAACCTGGAGTTTTTTTCTTCCAATGTAAACCTACTTTTTTCACAAAGGCTTCTACAACATGTTTTTTAACAGAACACATGGCAACTATCTCATCTTTATTAATTTTGCCAATGTTTTCACGAACTATTTGCATATCTGCCTGAGTGATCTTAGGCGTTCGATCAAATTTCTTACATTTGATCTTTTCGCGTTTTGTGTAGTCGTAAATTCTTTGGACATTCACATCCAATTGAAGTGATAAATCTATAGGCGTGTTTTCGCTTGCGTTTTTTGCAATGTATTCTTTTTGGGTTTTAGTTAGTGCCATGGTTTAAGGTTTTATAATTTCGTAAATTGTTATAGGGCCGTCATGTAGGGTTAGTTTGGATGGAGCCGAATCAATACCAAAAATTTTAGTATCTGTGATTTTTTCGCGGTTGGATTCAATGAACTCTATGAATTTTGGTATTGATTCATTTAGATACTTCATACTTTGTCTTTTGGAAATAAAATAAGGCTCTTTCATCACTCCTTCAAAGTCTGTAACTAGAAAAGTAAATTTTGTAATACCTTCTAAACACATTGAATAAATATGCCTTTGAGAATAGAATTTATACTTGCCTATTTTATACTTTGAAGTGGTTTTTAAGTCAACCAACGAAGGCTGTTTTATATAATCAACAAAGCCAAATAGTTTTACATCATAGCCATTAATATTAAAATTTTGGCTTACATATTTCTGCACCTCATATCCTTCAAGATTTAAAACAACTTCTTTAATTACTGATTCATTAAACGTAAAGCCGTCATATGTATTTGTAAAATTTGCACCTCTTAAAATTGAATTGATAAGATTTTCAAAGGCTACACCTAATTGTGCTTGGTTAGTCATTTCGTGCTTAACTCGATTAATTTTATCAAGTAATTCGGCTTCCTTTTCTATTGATGGGAAATTATAGAAATAGTTAAAACTATCTAGCAATGTTGGATAAATATTGTACATTATTTCAATGTGACCACAACAGATGTAGTACTTGTTTTTGAAGGTTTGTAAATAGTTACCGCTTCGCCTGTTTCTTTATCAATCATTTCAATTCCTTCATCTGGAATAGTCTTTAAAAACGATTCCCTTTCTTTTAGCTTCTTTGATATTGAATCTGATTCGGCAAACAAAGAATTATATTCAATGTCATTTGATTTAGAATAGTCAAACTTTGAACCAACTTCTTTAATTTCAATTTTGGCATGTTGATACTCGAATGACTTTGCGCTATGTTTTTGCGCTTCATCAAGTACTGCATCTTTAAATGCTGGATTGCTTGTGATTTGCTTTACAATATCTTCCATGCACTTCAATTGTAAATGGATGTCTAAAGGGTTAATTAATCCATCTATTGCGCCTTCAATGATTTGGCTAGCAAATGATTGTCTTTGTTCTTTTGTTGTCTTAAACAACGCTACAATTGATGTAGCTGTTAATTCTTGGTTTTGCATGTTAGTTTGATTCTTTGATTAATAATTCTTGATTTGTTTTTGAAATAGAATATTTCTTTTTAATATCCTCAATTGTTCTTTTCTTGTCTTTTATAGCCTTAACCGCTGTTTTCCATAATTCAGTATTTGGATTAAGCCATTCTTTAGTAGGCTGTGCGCTTTTTTCTTGCTGAATTTCTGGCAATAACCCAGATGCCTTATTTCCATCATCATCATCATCTACGTTCAATCCTAATATAGATACAAGTGAATACCTGCGAGCGTATGTAATTGCGCTTCCTTGTGCTTGTGGGTCTTGCTTAACAGGTAGCATTTTAAAAGATGATTGCATATACTCCCCGCTTTCTGTGTGTATCAATGTTGTGCAAAGTCCATCTTCATTTGGGAATTGAGTAAAAGTTAAATTAGATTCTTGCAATGGTATTGTAATTGCATCTAATACTGAAGGCAATCCAGCGTATTTTGATTTAAAGAAAGGATTTGTGCTAGACTTAGCTATCTTGCCTATTTTGACATGGAATAGCATTAATGCCATAGCTAAGTTTTTAATTGATTCTGATTGTTTCATGTTATTTGTTTTTTGGGTTTATGTTATTCAAATTCGGCTAATCTTGCTTTTACTGCATCGTCTACCATTTTCTCGGCTTGTTCAATGTCGGCTATGTTGTTATAGCGATTATGTAAGCCATGAATTTTAAGGTTTTCTGTTAATAGCACCTTTTCTATTTCGTGTCGGTCAACACATTCGTTAATCTCTTGGATAAAGGCTTCAACGCTTTGTTTTAGTGATAGGTTATTCATTAGTGTCCTGATTTATCGTTAACAGGCGAAGTGTATTCAATATGCTCATCGGTTGCAGGGAATCGTTGGTGTACAAATTCAATAATATGCACTGAAGGCCTTTTTTCTTCGATTTTAGACAGCATATTATTAATTAGTTGACCATGTAGAACATTGTCATGCAATTCAGGGAATCGCTTTGAAAATGTATCTGTTACGAATATCGATAGAACATCTAATTGTTGTTCTGTTTTTGAAGATGCAATCCACTTGCATATTTCTTCGTGGGTTTGTACTGCGTTTAGTTTCATGATTTTATTTTTGTTTATTGATTAATGAATAAATATTAGTTTGCGCATG